TTTGGGCGCTTTGCATCGCCAGACCGAAGAATCCGTCCAGGAGCACCCATTCACCGGCATTGATGGTCGTGTTCTGCGGCACCGTGACCGTCACCGACTTGCCGTCGCTGATTTTTGCCCGCGCAAGCTCATGCGCCGTGACCGGTACCGGGCTGCCTTGGTACCTCGTATCCATTGAATATCCCTCCCGAGATTCGTTTTAGATGGGCACGCTGTCCATCTGTTGGGACGCGGCACCGGACTGCTTGCGGTTGTCGCTGCCGATGCCGACGAAGGTCGGCAAATCGACCTGCATCCGGCTGATCATCGCCTTGATCGATTCGTCCGCGAGCAGGCTGTCGATTTCGCCGGCGATGGTCTCTTTGGTCTGGCCCTCCCTCGGCGTGATCAGCTTCAGAATCAGCGCCTGGGCCATTTCGCCGGACACTTTCTCCTTGACCACGTTCTGGACTTCTTGATCGAGCGCCGCTTTCTGCGCGTCGGCCAGAGCCTTGGCAGCCGCTTCCGCGCGGGCAACCAGCTCGGCGTCATTCGTCACCCCGAGCGCCGTCTTGACTTTATCCAGCAGCTCCAGAGCGTCGGCCGCTTTCTTCGTGCCCTCGGGGTCCAACTCGGCAAGCACATCCTTGAGCGCGACCGCGCCTTCCGCGATCTTGACCTTAAGCTGGGTGATCAGTTCTTTCCAGTCCATGTTCTGACCTCCTTCAGATTGATCATCCGGGTCATCCATCTCGCCGAGCGCCACAATCCGCGTCGGCATGCCGGAGCGGTCGAGCGGCGTCCAGTCGATGGATAACGGCTTGTAATCCACCACATGGGTTTCTCCGGCCACCGTCTGCAATTTGGGCATGCCGAAGATGGAGACCTGCTTGATCCGGCCCGAACGAATCCACCGCTTGAGATTTCCGGCGGCGGCATCGACAATGCCGCGAAAGTAAGCCCTGGTGCCTTCCATGCGTGCGCCGATCCAGTGCGTCACGGGCGGATCGAATTTGGTCGAGACTTCTTCCGGCTTCTGATGTCCGAGAAATCCGGAAAGCGTGTGCTGGTTGACGTGGTCCACGATCGCCTTCAGGCTCTCCGGCGTATAGGTCCAGCCTCGGGTCGATTTGCCCGCCGGAACTTCGACCACCACTTCGAGCGGATCATCGTCACCAGCTTTGATCGCCTCGATGTCGACGCCGGGAGCAGGAGGGATGTCCTGCGGCTTCATTTCCCCGGAGATCGATGCCGGAAGCAATACCCATTTTTCCTTCGCTTTCGCCATCCTGAAATCACCTCCTTGCCGGGCGGGAGCGAGTCGACCTTCGGAAGCGTTCTGTGACCGCGTTATAACGCGTGATAACGGGGGTATGGACCGTCGGAGCAGTAAAGGGTAGGGTAAACCCCTGAAACGCCCCAGAAACGCTTCTAGGCCGTCGTCATGTATTCGGTCGCATACCAGGTGTTCAGTTCCGGGTGACTGGCCGGGTTATCGATCCACTCCCGGAGCTGGCGGACGAAGGCGTCCGGGCTCGCATGCTGCTCGACCAGGTACGACAACGTGTTCGGATGGGCCGGATAGGGCGGGGGATCGTCCACCGGATAGACGCCCGGTCCGAGACCGACATCATGCCGCGCCAGCTCGTCGCAAACATCCCGGATGCGATGCGCGGGCGAGAGACAGAACTTGATGCCGACACAGGACGGCGAAGCCCGCGCCGAGCGGATACTGCCTTGACCGAGGGCTGCCGTCGTTTCTGTCCGCGCCAGGCGCAGCGCCTGATAGCTCAAGTCTTCCGGCACGCGCCCTTTCATTCGGTCCATCATGCCTTCGTAATACTTGGCCATGACATTCGCCTCGCGCCGGACGTACTTCTCAAGCGTCTGTGCCGTTGTGATCGCATCCTGTCCGCTTGCGATCCCGTCCTGGATAATGTTGCGGATGACCTGCCCGGCTCCCTGGGCCGTGTCCCATATGCGGTCCGACAACTTCATTCCGCGATTGGATCGCTCCCAGCATGCCCGGACGGCGGATTCGTTGACGCGCACGAACATTTGCTCCAGCCCGTCTCTGGTGACCCGAGGGATCTTGATTCGCCGCGTCATCAGGTCGATGGTGACAGCTCGGTTATAGCTGCTGCCGATTTCCACGGCGGCGGTGATGTATCGTTCCATCGCGCTTGTCAGATCCGCGCTTAGTTGGCCGGTCAGCTCGCGGAGCTGTTCTTCGACGGCGCTCAGGAGCCGGTCATCGACCGTGTCACTTCCGCCCTTGCGCAATCGTGCCGCGATGCCGTCAGCGACACGAACGAACAATTTCCGGATTTCCGGGTCCTGCCTTAGCCGCAGTTCCAGGAACGCTCTGCGGGCGGCGAGCGCTTCTTTGGCGTATGGGCCGGCCACGCGCCTGATTTCCTCGATTTCCGTCCGCTTCACGGCCGATCGGACCTTTCGAGCTGTGAAAGAAACATGGACTTGTTTCCGGTTCGCAGGGCAAAGTCAATCAGCGAATCCCGGATCACCTTCTCGCTTTCCCGTTCGATCCATCGCGATTCCGGCTCAAGGTCGCATTCGGGAATCCAGTAGTTCTTCTTCTCGGATGGCACGCGGACGCAATACGGGACGCCGACGTACGGGCGCGGATCGATATCCGTGACATAACCGAGGGAACCGACCGGGAGACCGAAATTCAGCGTATCCGAGATGATGACGACCGGCTGCATGAGGTGAAACTTCACGCGGAATCCCCCCTTCCGAGCGCCGCATCGATCGCCTTGATTTCGCCCAGGCCGAGCGCCCCGTCCGCCAGCCGTTCGTCCTCGATCCGGTTGTTGAGGATGCGCCGCCGTTCGGTATCCGCGTCCGGGTCGTCGGAGTCGTATTCGCGCATCGACGGAATATAGGCGCGCAAGAATTCGGCTGCCGAGTCCCTGCTCAGGAATCGGCCTTGCACCGCCGTGTTGAGGGCGGTCGTCAACGCATTGATCGTGTCGGCCAGCTCCTTCTCGTCGCGCGGATCGATCTCGTCCCATTCAAGTGTCGTGGCATAGGTTTCGAACGTCTCGCCCGTCTCGGCATGCGTGATCGCCAGCACCATGCGGGCGAGACGCTGCCAGTTGTTCGCGAAGTCGGTGCGCTTGCGGGAGATGTTGCGCACGAAGACCGGCATCTGCTCCTGGACGCTGGACAAGCTGCTCGGCGTGTGTACCCCCAGCACGAATTCGGGCGTCTCGGACACCGCCACAATGCAGTAGAAGATGAACTTCAGGAGGCTTTCGGCGTCGCCGGTGGAGCTCCTGACTTCGATGAACTCCGCGTCTTCACCTTCGGTGAAGATCAGGAAATCCTTGCCCTCCAGCGAGATCGTGCGGCCTTCCCTGGCATACTTGGTCGGGTCCTCGATGCCGAAGTTGTTGCGCAGGAACGCGGCCACGTCCTTCAGCTTGAATTTCAGCCTCGGGGTTGAGTGCATCTTCGACCCTTGCAGCGCGTGCAGCATCACGTCGTGATATGCCTTGATGAACGGCTCGACCGGCTCCAGTTCGCTTTGTCCGAACAGGCGGGTCTCGTCTTTCTCGTTGGCGAAATGCTCGATGGGGATAAATCCCCACGGATTCGGTTCCTCGATTTCCTGCTCGAATCCGGGGATCGGATCGCCTTCCAGGCGCACCTTGCGGCGGACCGCGCTGATCCATTGGGTGACCTTGGTCGTCCGTTTGTTCCCGCTCTCATCGGTCCATTCCATGTTCGAGACGAGCACATATTCCTCGACCCGGCCCGTGATCGGATTCCGGTTGATCGCGCAGACTTCCTCATTGGGGATGATCGTATAGACGAGCCGCTTCCCGGTCTCGGGATACAGCACCGCGTCCGTCGATTCGCGGGTGATCCAGACGAAACAATCCCCCTCCAGGAGTGCCTTCTTGTGGGTGCGGCGCATCTTGGATGTCTGCTCCGAGAAGAAGGCGTTCAGCACTTCCTTGGCCTTCGGGTCATCCGAGTTGAAAGTCGGCACACCCATGAACCCGGCCTTGACGTTAATGATGGGACGGCAAAATCCGGCCCCGAGCTTGTACCTGTCGTCGGTGTTGTCGTACAACGCGCGCGCCAGCGCATAGTCCACGCGGCGGCTGTCCAGCGTGTAGCCGGAGAAGCCATAGCCGGCCGTGGCGCTAACAGATCGGCGCAGTCTGGAGATTTCGCCGACGGCCCGTTTCAGCCATTTACCTAACCCCATATTCTCAGCCCCTTGAACACGCTGAGCAGCCCGCTGTCTAGCTTGCCCGCGTTTTTCGCCAATGTGCGGCACGCTTCCAGGGCGTCCGGCCCGTCGTCGTACGCACCCATCGGAAATTGCTTGAGCTGCTCCAGCAGTCTTTTGTGCCGGGCGTCAAACTTCAAGTAGCGGTTCTTGATGTCCGGCTGCAGCGTCTGTATCCGCATCAGCTTGTCGGCGTTCTGGTTCACTTCCTCGATCGGGAGGTAGAGACCGACTTCGGCGGACCTTTCCGCCAGCTTCTCTTTAAGGAACCACTGGAACTGGTTCGTCTCGCAGCCGAATTTCGCGTATCCTCTGCCGAAGCTCATGCGCAGCCAGCGCTCTTTCTCCAGCACATCGTCGATGATCCGATCCGGATGACGACGCTCGATATCGGCATCGATCACATACATGTAACCCGACCGGTCTTCCTTAGCGATCGTGATGATCGCGGAGAAGTCGCTTTTCTTCCTCTTGCCCAGGGACGGATCGACCCAGCCATAGAAGGTGAAGCCTTCCGCGAAATTCACGGCATACGGATTGAAGTAGTCGAACCACTCTTCGTTGAACAGGCAGTCTTCCGGGTTGATCGGTTCGTTCTGTTCCTCCGAGTTAAACGACGCTTCACCCTCGACCACCTTCATGACCATCAGGTCGTAATAGGAGAGCTTGGCTTCCCACAGCACCTTTGTCCCGGCCAGCATGTCGTCCCGGCGTGCCTCGAAATAGGCGAGGGCATCCTTCTCCCGGTTCTCGTTGTCGAGATCCGTCAGGATTGCCTCCCATTCGTCCCACAGGTCCTTGCGGGGGGAGAAGGAGAGGACCGCTTTGTATTTGCGCGTCTGGTAGCCCGGATTGCGCAGGATGTTCGCCAGCAGGCTGTCGTAATGCAGGATCGTGCCGATGTAGAAAATGTCCGTGTACGTGTCCCCGGCCTTGCTGACCGCCTTGAAAAACCAGTCCGCCAGCTTCCGGCGCTGTTCCTGCGTGCGGACATTTTCGTCGTTTTCGATGTCATCCAGCACGATCAGGTCGGGACGCCAGTTCTTGTGTTTCCGGCCCCGAACCTTCTTGCCGCTGCCGATCGCCTCGATTTTCACGCCGGTGCTGGTGACCAGCACATCGTTTCGCCATACCTTCCCGCGCAGGTCGCCGAAGTCTTCGCGGATCGCCTCGTTATCCTCGAATTCTTCCCGGATCAGTTCCAGAAAGCCCTCGGCCTGATCGGAGCTGTCCGACAGGATGAGCGGATAACGCTTGTACTCGTACAGCGCGGCGTGAATCGTGTCCTTGAACGTGACGTTGGTCGACTTCGCGTGGCCGCGCGGGGCGGCGATGGCCTGCCTGCTTCCGGGCAATCGGTTGACTTGACTGGCCGCTTCGCGGTCGACCGGAACGATGCCCTTCAGGACGCCCTTCATCCAGAGATCGTCCAGCTCGCGGTGGAACGCCGGCGTTTCCCGGTTGAAGTAGTGGGGGAAATACGCCTTGCCGAAATACTCCAGATCGATGGCCCCGAGTCTCCGGCGCAAACCGTTCTTTCCGGTCAGCGGTTTCCCGTCCCGGAACTGCTTGCGCAGCTCCAGCCGCTTAGGCGATTCGTCCCGATACAAATAAACCTCCATGAGCTGCTTGATCGCTTTCGTCTCCTGGAGGGTCGTTTTCTCATTTTTTTTGGCAAAGTCTTTCAGGATGCTCAATGTGGGCTTTCACCTCCGGCGGGCATGCTTCGCCACCCGGCCGCCTCACTCGGCGCTGGTTGTGGCTCGCATGTGTTCCCGTCACTCCCCGGCCCTGCCGAAACAAGGTGCCGCTTCATTCCGGTGCTTGTTGCAAGAATTCGATGCCGAAATCAATCTCTTTCGGTTCGCCGAACAGCGTGATCCGGACGCGCGCCCGGCATTTCCGCCGATCCACGCGCACGATATGGCCCTCCATGTTCTTCAGCGGACCGTCAATGACGATGACTCTCTCGCCGTCCCGCACCCTGGACAACCCGACCAGTTCCCCTTCTTCGCACCATTTCAGAACGTGCGCCATTTCCCTTTCCGGAACCGGACACGGGTCCGGTTTGCCCAGGATGCCGATGACACCGGCCGGAGCCGTCAATTTGTAATAGCTTTCAACATTCAGAGTAGTGTACGCGAATACATAACCCGGAAACAGCAGCCGGGTGGCTTCCCTGAACACGCCCTGGCGCCGCTCCTTCAGCTTCCGGCGGGGAACGAGCGTCCGGATGTCCGGCGCTGTGCGGGCAAGCCGCTTCTGGACGCGCAGCTCTTCGCCCGTCAGCACGTGCAGCACGTACCAGTTCATTCTTCCGCCTCCAGGCGCTCGGCCACGCGATTGGCGACCTGGATGAGCCGTTCGCAGAGTTCCGGTTCGACGCCCTCCAGCTCGGCGTAAACTTCCTTGCGGAATTCCTCCAGGGCCACGCGCGCCTTGGCCGCAAGGTCGGCCTTGATCTTGTCCTTGTAGACCTTCGTGCGGGAGAGGGCCACCATGACGCGTGCCGCCTTGTCCAGCGGCATCTCGTCCCATTCTTCTTGCGCCTGCGCGAATTTCTTCGTCAGTTCGCCCGCCATGATCTGAAGCCCGCCCTCGGTGTAGTCCGCGTCCGGATTTCGCCGGATCAGCTCGATGAGCGCCTTGGTCTGCTCCTGGGCTTCGAGCAGCCGCTGGGTCGCCCGGCCGACCCGGAGCGCGTAGCGGCCGATCGAGCTCTTCGACACCTCGTACCCATGACCTGCGAGATACTCGGAGATCTCCTGGTAGGTGTAGCGCGTGTCCAGGAGCATGGCGTCCACCTGATCCTTGAGGTGGGTGGGCAGATCGTCCACTTTGGAACGGATGCGACGTTTCCGGTGCTCGCCCATTCAGATCTGCACTCCCGGATCGTCGGGAATGGAGCCTTCGAGCAGGTCAATGCCTTTCACCGTCAGGCGGACGACCGCGTCTTGCGCATAGGCGTTGTACGAGTTCACCCGCTCGTTCGTGAATTCGATGTATCCCTTGTTGACCAGATAGTCCAGATGCTTGGAGATGTCCGGGCTGATGATGACGCCGTCGTTCACCATGCAGTTGACAAGCTGCCGGCAGAGCAGCGAATTGTTGTGCCCCTTGACAAGCGACCGCAGAATGTACCCGCGAACCGCCTTGTTGTGCTGGGCACCGCGATACGTTTGCTCGTCCACGTTATCTTCCTCCCATCATGCTTTCGTGGATGCGATCCAGTTTCTTGTCCACGTTGTTCATCGTGCGGATGAAGTCTTCGCGGGTGGTGTAGATGAACGGGAGATCGGATCGCAGGTCGTCCAGTTCTTTCTCCAGGTTGTCGACGCGCTGGGCGTTTTCCCTTATTTGCTGCTTGATCTCGGACATGGTTGTTTTCAGGAAAAAGCCGATCGCGCCGATTCCCAGCATGGTGGCGGTTTGCAGCACCCAATTCAGATCCATGATTACGCTCCTTCCTGCAACTCCAGCGCGTCCGTGATGGCCGCGCTCTGCTTCAGTTCCAGCACTTTGGCCTCGATGGTGCTGCGGATGTAGGCGTCGAGATCACCGAGCGTACCGGAGAGCGCCTGGATATATTCCGGCGACAGCGCACGGTAAATCTCGTCATACGCCCGTTTGGCGAGACCGACCAGATCTTCTCTGGAGGCCTGACCGTGCTTGACGGCGCGCCTGAGCTCCTTCGCGGTTGTCTGCTCGATCATCTTCACCGTCTTGGTCGCCACGTCATCCAGCCGGGCAATCGCCGCCTGGACGAGCGCCCGCCGGTCGTCGTTCCTGATCTTCGCCGTCTCGGCGGATACCTTCGCCACCGCCTTGCGGATATAATGCAGGGCATAGGTTGACAGCAGCGTGATCACGGCGAGCGCCAGATTCAGCAGCGCATCCTGCGCCATATCGTGCATGTTCGCGTCACTCCTTCGGAAAAAATAAAAAGCTACCAGCACTAGGAAACTGCCTATGCTGGTAGCTTAATCCATAACCTCTGAACTTTTTAGAAGGGGTTCCCCGGAGTCTCGCCGCCGCGCCCCGCGCTTTCCAGCCAGGTGAAGAGGTCGAGCTGGTTTTCGTCCTTCTCCGGCGGCGGGCGCAGCCCTTCGCAAATTTCCCGAATCCTCCGCTCGCTCAAGTTGTACTTTTTGGCGAGCAGGTGGGAGTTGCTGCCCCGATATTCCTCCCTGATCCGCTGATCCCGGATCGGTCTCAGGAAGTAATCGGAAGAGGGAATGTAGAGGGCGTCCCCCTTGGAATACTCGGCCAGCTTAATCAGATTTTCCACACCGATCAGCTCGGCGATCGGGCGGTAACGATCGGGAATCATGTCCGGGGTCAGTTCCTTGATCCAATCCTCCAGGGGGATTCACCTCCCTATTATAGCAGATGCGGTCAAGGTCAGACCGTGATACCTTTTTCCTTGCGATACTGGATCACCAGCATGCGCCAGAAGTCCAGGCTGCCGGTCTTCGTCGACATGTGCTCGTCGTAGTATTCGGCTGCCTCCTTCGCCCAGTCCGGCGGGGGAATGTCCCGAAGCCTTTCCAGTTCGTTGATGCGTTCACTCTGCTTCCGGACAACTTCCTTCAGTTCTTCGAACGCTTGCCTTTCCTCTGCGGTCATCGGCTCCTCGTCCTCCTTCTTGACATTGTCGTATTGATACAGGTTCCAGGCGTCCATGATCCCGATCAGCTTTGCGGCGTAATCAGGATCGGTAGCGTACCCGGCGGCGGCAATCTCCCGCGCCGCCGTCCGGCCGTCCTGGCCGATCACCTTGCGGTACAAATTCCGGTTCCAGCTCACGCCGTTTACGATGAGCGCGGAGTGGTCGGCCACCGATTCGCCCCAATCGTTGTACTTCCGGAACTCCGAGTTGACAGTAATCCATTTGCCGCCCGACCACTCACGGGTCGGCATGATGATGCTTCCCGCCGGGCCCCGCCCTTTCATGCCGAAGAGGTTGTTTGCCTGGACTGCCAGACCGCTGTTGCCGTCGGCGGACTCCAGGCAGCCTTGCGCGATGGTCAGCGAGGCGGGCACTTTCGTGAGGTGCATGTCCGCGATCGCGTAAGGCGCGAGCTTGCGGATGAATTCCGCTCGGGTCATCTTAGCCATCGGGCGATTCCTCCTTTCGCTCGAATGTGAATCCGTACATCAGCAGGATCACCCGGTCGGTCGGCACGCCCTCGTAAAACTCCGCGTTGGCCGAGATCGGCGTGTTCTTGATCAGGTTGACCAGGCGCTTGATGTTCGCCTGGTTCACGGCGATCCCGCGTTCTCTCAGGGTGTTCTCGATATCCTTCAGTTTCAGGACCAGATCCAGTTTTGTCTTGATGACCGGTTGCAAAGTCAAACACCACCTATTCGATCTGTTTTGCACTTTGCCCTGTAGCCGCCCTGGAAGTCTCCGGCTCGAATCGGACTTCCATGCGCCGGGCCGCCTGGTCGTACTGAATCGCCACGATCTTGCGGTCCCCCGGTTGCTTCTGCAGTTGAAGGAGCAGGCTGTTCAGACTGACGGCGGCGCTTGCGGCGGTCAGGTGTACAGCGGGGAAGAGGACGAAGCACATGTCCGGGTCCAGAGGCTGCGCCAGCGTGAGCGGCCGATTTTTTGCCGGTTTTCTACTGGACACGCCGCACGCCTCCTTTGCCATTTTGCTTGAGAAATTTCCGGACGGTCTGCTTGTCAACTTCCGCCCGGACGGTGAGGACGAAGCACCGCAAATCCGTGCTCCAGCGAATTGTGCTGCGGTCCATCCGCAACCGGGCGCATAGGGGGAACAGCTCCCGGCGGTATTCGGCGGTGACGTAAGCCGTTCCGGTCGTGTCGGTCAGCACCGTGTGAGCGCTCATGACGATAACACTTTCCTGAAGCGATAGTCGAGCGCCAGCGGGTCCTCACCTTCAGCCAGCAGCATCTTGCCGAGATACATCTTGCCTTTCGGGCCGACAGTCCGCTCGAACAGTCGTCCCGCTGTTGCCTTGGACAGGAATCCGATCAGCTCGGCAAAGTATTCGCTGGTGAAGACGATGGGAAGCTGCTTCCGATAGCGGTAATCGACGATGCCGTAGAACTCCTTGATCCAGGTGTCCTTCTGGCTCTCCTTGCAGATGTCGTCCACGACGAGCAGCTCGCAGTTGTAGATGCGCTGCCGGATCTCGTCCACCTTGTGCGCCTCGTCCGGGTTGTTGTAATACGAGAACCATTCCGTAAAACTCTGCACCCAATTGAAGAACAGGGGATAGACCCCCA